GTAAAGCCATTCCAATGGAGAAAAATGCGTCTCCATGACCCATAGGAGTTTCTGGAGCCTTTAATTCATTGTTAACTGATAGAATTAATGAAGATAATATTGTAATGGCAGAATATGGCCCTATGATTGCTACGAATCCATGTGGAGAACAACCTTTATTAGGTTATGAAAGTTGTAATTTAGGGTCAATTAATCTAAATAAATTTTATTTAGATGATGTTGTTGCAACTGAGTGGGTTTCCAAGATTGATTGGTTGAGACTAGCGACTGTAGTTCGTTTAGCTACCCAGTTTTTGGATAATGTTATTGATGCCAATGATTATAGTATTCCCGAAATTGAAAAGATGACTAAGGCTACTCGTAAAATTGGGCTTGGTGTTATGGGTTTTGCTGATTTGCTTGTTAAATTGCGTATCCCCTATAATTCTAATTTAGCACAAGAAGTGGGACAGATGATAATGAATACTATTCAAAAAACTAGCGACACTAAATCGCAAGAATTAAGCGTGTTTCGGGGAGTCTTCCCCGCTTGGGGAGACAGTACGTATAGTGATTACGAAACCTATAGAAATGCTTGCAGAGTAACAGTAGCTCCCACAGGAACCATTTCTATGATTGCTGGTTGTGCCAGTGGCATTGAACCCCTGTTTGCATTAGCTTGGCGTAAACAAAATATTTTGGAGGGTAAGACTCTTTATTATGTAAATGAACAATTTGAAAAGGATGCTAAAGAATATGGTTTCTATTCTAAAGAATTAATGGCTCATTTAGCAGAGGGAGGACTTCTGAAAGATAGACCTGAAGTTCCTAATTGGGTTAAACAAGTTTATCTAACTGCACCAGAAATTGCTCCCGAAGACCATATATTAATGCAAGCTGCCTTTCAAAAATCTGTAGATTCTGGCATTTCTAAAACCATTAATTTTGCGAAAGAGGCTACTGAAGAAGATATTTATGGAACCTATATACAAGCATGGAAAACTGGTTGCAAAGGGATTACTGTGTATAGGAATGGAAGTAGAGATAAAGAGGTATTAGTGAATGGGCATAGGCATGACCAACAGCTTTCCTTATTTACGGCTGGGCCTTGTGGATGCGATAATCCTATGATAATTCAAGCTGATGGTTGCGAATCCTGCAAAGTTTGTGGATGGAGTGCGTGTACTATTTCATAATAAATAAGGTTTGGTAGTATAATAGAATAGAAAAAGTGTGGAGGTAAGTTATGGTAGGAATGTTTTTAAAAGAACGAGAGGTTCAGTACACAGCTAATCGAGATGAAGTGACTAATACATGGCGTATTTTAAATACGTGGCATGAAGATTTAATGAATTTGGGGCCAGAAGATGAAGTTGAGGATACTAGTCCTGCGGTAACCATACTGACGGAAGGTGCTTTCATAGCTTTAGTAAAGGAAGCCGCTAGATTAGGTGTATTACAGAATTCTGCTTTTGAAAATAATTCTGCTCTAGAGGAAGAAAACCATGTTCTTAAAGAACGTGCCCTTGAATTAGAAACATCTTTACATACTACTACTCAACAAGTGCATAAATCCGAGGGGTTTTTACTTAAAGAAATGGCTATGCAAACAATGCTCAAACTTACGAGTATGTCAGATATAGAAAACTTAACGAAGGATTAACACATGAGATTATCGGATTATTTGCCTGAAGTTCCTAAACTTGCTCAAACTCTCATAAATATGAATGAGCAAATTAACTTTCTAGATGTGATGAAGTCTAGTGGGGAGACTGGACGTGCCCCCACCATTGGTCTAGACCATGTAGTGAATACATGGGTACGCCATCAGATGGCCTACCGCCAGCAATTAGTCATGGACTTACAAATGCTGGCTTTTTCCATTGAGGAAGTTCGTTCTCCTATAAGTCATATAACAGGTGAGGTTTTTCGACGGGGAATTGAGTGGGTGCCTCTAGTGGAAGACCCAGATAAAGAGCAACAAGAAAGACTTATTAAATTTATGGATGATTGTAATATATTTGACCAAAGTATGGAAGAAGTTTTACGGCAATTCCACTTTGACTTAAATTCTATTGATGATGCTTTCTTATACTTAGTTAAAGAATATAAAAAACTTGACGATGGTTCCCTTAGGTCTAAGGTTAATGAAATTCGTCGTTTAAATCCTGCGTTAATTGAGTTTGATTTGGATGCTGCGGGATTACCTAAAAATGCTCATTTCATGTGTCCTATTCATCGAGAAGATGTTAAGGAAGAACCTGGAAAATGTAAAAAAGATGATTGTGATTTAGACGTACAGCCTGTTATGTATAAATATTATCATAGAAACCAACATATCTTCTTATTTGATGGTGAAGTTATCCATCTATCGAAATTCTCTCCCTCTGAAACTTATGGATGGAGTCCAATCCTAACAATTTTTGAAAAAGCTCTAACTCTTATAGGAATGGATAAAAATCTATATAGGTATTTCTTTGAACGTAAGATGCCAGCCAGTATGATGATGGTATTTACGGATGACCCTGAGAGTTTGAGGAGAGAGCGACAACAAATAGCTGCTCAAACCCGCTTAGACCCTAATTACATCCCTATGGTAGCCGTTTCATCTCGAAATAACAGGGGTAGAGTTGATATGGTTAGATTGTTTCATACATTGAATGAAATGGATTATCTACCTGTTAGAAATGAGATTAGGGAACGTATTGCAGCTATGTGGGGTGTTACTCCTGCTTGGCAAGGCGCACCAGAGGCTTTTGGTGGCCTCAGTACTCAAACTCAACAGTTAGTAGTGATGAGTAGGGTAGTTGAAGGTGACCAAAGGTTGTTTCATGAGAAGGTATTCCCCCAAATTTTAGAATCATTTGGGATTACTGATTGGGGGCTAAAATTACCCAATCCTGAAGAGAAGGCCGAGGCCACTAGAATCAGTTTCTCACAACAGAAGGCCCAAATTGCTCAACAATTCATTGGTCTAGGTTTTGACGTTAGGTTGAAGTCAGATGGGGTAGCTGTGGAAGATGCTGAATTCATGATATTTGGTAAGGCTGTTCCAATGGCAGAAATGCAAGGAGAACAGCTGGCTATAGGCTTGGAGCAGCAGGAACAGCAGATGGAGATGATGCAACAGCAGCAGCAAGCGGCACAACAGCAACAACAACAGGCTCCTGCTGCTCCCCCAGGCGTTAACCAGGCCCCTGGTAGGACTGGTGCTGCTCCTGGTGGTGGAGAGGGCCAAGGGGCTGCTCCTATACCACCCATGCCCATGCAGCAGATGGATACAGCGAAGCCTAAAGATTATCTATGGAACTCAAGGCCGAACCGTCCAGACGGTTTTGAAACAGATATAGATACATATGGTGAAGCAAGAAAGCCAGAGACTGACTCCACCAAAATGGAGGAATGGAGTAAACCCCAAAATTGGGTACAAGGAATTATGGCAAAGGGTTTCCTAACTCCCATAATTAAACAGGTATCTAATGATGGTAAGAAGATGTGGTTTAGCCAGGATGGTACAGATTATATTGCCAACCTGACCTCCTTAGGGGTAAACTTCATAGAGAAGGCTACCTTTGTAAATTCATTCGGAAAGGGGCCAGATATAAAACCCGCAGATGGGCCATCGAGCAATCCTCAGATAAACTATAACCCTATGTCAATGCGTAATAAAAATATTGACGACAGTTTGGACTACGAGGAAGACGATAATGCCAATTCGTAAGAAGGGTGATAAATATCATTGGGGAAGCAAAGGCCCATTTTCCTCTCGCAAGAAGGCAGAGGAAGTAGCAAGGGCGGCATATGCTTCTGGATATGAAAACTCTCTTACAAAATTAATAAAAGAAGGAGATGGTGAGGGAGCATTCAATGGTTTGTCAGGAACAGTTTTTACGTCTTCTCACGCCGGTATTTTTACACCTACCTTTAGTGGGTCTAAAGTACGGCGTATTCATAATAAAAATAGACGTAGACAAGAACGTAAACGACATAAGTTAATGGGGAAAGATAAGAAAAATGGTGTGGATAGACTAGTTCAATTTCTCCATGATGGTTCTCCTGCTATGCATAAAGCTGAACCTGATAAAGATATGACTGGTCAAATGCAGAGTCATTCTGCTGCCGGTAATCGAGTGCATAATCTTAAACAGATTGATTGGGACAAGCGACAAGAAGGTATATCTAAAGTAGAAGACCATCCAACCATGGGAATGAGTAATGGAAGAGATAAGAAGATACATGAAGCTGGAACTGCCGCAACGTATCCTACCCCAGATGACCCTTCTTCCATGCATCAAAAGACTGCAAGGGCACCAGATTGGAATGGTAATAATTATAGGCTGCATAAACAAGATGAAATGTCTCTTAATATACAAAATGCTAGTACTGAGGTAACTGGTATAGGCCCCCCCACTAATGCGAATACTATGGCCGCAACTGGTAGCCATCCTCAAGCTGCATTTACAGAAGAATCTAGTGATGAGGAGAAAAGACAGCAAGTCATCACACAGAATGATTTTGAAAATAGGGTTAAACAATACGATAATAAGGAAGATGACCCAGGAGTAGACCAACCACGGGCTGCTGGGGCTACTGCTGCCATGTCTAATTATCCTGATTCTAATATGCAGATGATGGAAAAGGCGTGGGGCAGTGGGCCAGATTCTTATGCTCAAGATGATTTACATCGGGGAGGAAATCAGGACATAAGTGAAGATGAAGAGGATATAGATGACAAAGAGCGGGATTCTGACGATGCTGCTGACTGGATTCCAGAAGATGAAACTGAGGTAAAATCAGAGAAAGTATGGTTAGATAACTTTCAGGCTTTACATAAAAGTTTTACTGTGAGGGGTCATGAAAATCCCGTATTAGCAGCTTTATTAGCTGCCAACCTTGACAACATCCATGCTCTCTGATAATATTTGTCCTAAGTGTTCAGGCCGCATGTTTGTTAATCAAGACAATGATTTGAATTGTTTTATGTGTGGCAAGATTATAGTTTTAACTGTGAGGAGGACATATGATTCCAGAACAGGCAAGATTAGAGATAATAAAAAGAAAGGATTTGGGGGAGACGTGGACAGGCATAGCGAAGTGGATGGAACAAGAGTATGGAGTGATGATACATCG